CCCAATCCTCTAGATAGTGTCTAAGTTCATGAGTAAGCGGCTGGGTGCCATTTGTCTCAAAGGTGATTTCTCGCAGACCCTTCATTTTGGGATGACTCAACAAAGACGGATATGATCGTTGCCACGTAAGCAATGGTTCTCCGCCAGTAATAACAAGATGCTCTCGCCTCCATTCATTGAACGGTAGTATTACCATAATGTCATCAACTATTTCATTGACCGTCTTGAATGGAGACAAGTCCTTGAAGCGAGGATCCCAGCTAGCATAACTGTCACACCCGGTGCTGACTAATGGTAGAGATTCATAATTTTCATAAGGAGTATTCTTATGAGCGAAGGCGATAGCATCAACCTCGTCACTTAACTCACCTTTGGGCATTCCGAAACCAGCACATTTGAAGTTACAGCCAAACGTGCGTAAAAATACCGACGGGACGCCTTGATATCTTCCCTCGCCTTGAATTGAGTAGAATAACTCACTGATCTTTATTTTTGTCATTTTCTTCTTTCAAGTTATCATTTTCGGACTTATGCTGATTACTCGACAAGTATCGTATTAGTTCTTTGTCCGTTGGTTGAACCGCATAGTTATTTTTGAAAAATATTTCATAACTGTCGCTGCCGTATTTACCAATACCATAGAGCATTGTAGCATCATCATGATCCCAATTCAAATAATCTCGGGTCATTCCAAGCAATCTTTTTACCCGAACATTAGTCATGCCTAAAGGAGAGACTACACGTTTGATATCGTCTTCGATAGCTAACAGCAACTTCTCAGGTGTATCCCAACTCGTTAAAAACTCAGGTAATACTTTCTTTACTTGCTGCCTGGATGTTTGGTTCAACATGATTACTCCGACCATGTGTTGCCATGGTCCTTTTATTTGCTGCTGCACCATCAAGTCGGCTCGCATTCTGTTAGATTTATCCATGCCAGTGTCTAATTGCGTTTTCGATAATAAAAATGTTGGTAATCACAGACTGGGTTATTAAGACTGTTCGAATCCAAGCGATCCGATCAGACTCTATATCACAAGGAGAAGCCTTTTCTCCTAAAGCCTTAGCCCATAATCCCCAAAGTTTATTCACGCAAAAAGGTCCTCATTCCATTCACGGTGCCCTTCTCTGAATGCCATATTGCTTTGAGTCTCGCGCACTTCGACGCGATAGCACCACAGCCGGGCCGCCTCGGAAGGCCCCCACATTTCAGGAATATAAACTCCATTGACATACTTATAAAGCATGTCGGCTAAGCTTTCGCATCCCAATTTCGGGAGTATAGTTAACTTCATAAGACCACGCTTTTCTGCTTCTTTATACCAGTCAAGTTCCGGGTCATCAGAACTAACTAATGTGGTATGGTCAAATTGGTCTTCAAGTACCTTCTTTAGCTCCTTAAGACCGCCATAATCGGCGGCCCAATTACGAACGTCTAGCTCGTTAGTTCCAAAATAGAACTTCATAGAAAAGCTATATCCGTGAATCAAATTGCAATGAGAATCTGCTCTCCATTGCCGATAAGCACAAGGAAACGCATCGTGGTATTCCTTTGTACTAGTATATGCATATGATACTGGTTGTAATGTCATTTTCATTCTTTCTTACGTAAATCGTTCAACGGTTATGATACCGTAACGATACATTTTTGCTTCACAGCCAATTCTTTCTATGACTGCTTCTGCTAGCTTAATCATTTTTACACTGTTACCACACAGTATGGTAAGCGGAAACTCCTTCTGATTTAACAGAATGAAGTTTTCCACCATAACATCAACGTCTTGATGTCGTACACCATGTAAATCTAGATTTAGCATTTTCCCATTCTTGCAATGCTTAGGAATTCATTTCTAGCAGCAGGGTCAGTCTTGAATCCACCACCTAAACGAACAGTTACCGTTGAAGATCCGGTATCCTCAACACCACGCGATTTCACGCAATAGTGCTGTGCATCAATCATAACTGCAACATCCTCAGTATCTAGAATAAATTGCAGAGTATGAAATACCTGTTCAGTCAGTCTCTCTTGAATTTGAGGACGCTTACTGAAGTATTCGACAATGCGATTGATCTTAGACAACCCAAGAACCTTATCCTTAGGTACATATGCGACCGTCGCAACTCCATCGATGACCACAAAATGATGCTCACAGTTAGATTGAACGTTCACGTTTCGTTCTACTACCATTTCGTTATATTTCATCTTATTCTCTACAGTCGTACACTTCGGGAATGCATCATAATCCAAACCCCAAAATATTTCGTTGCAGTACATTTTAGCAACCCGCTTTGGCGTTTCAGCCAAGCTGTCGTCTGTTAGATCAAGTCCTAACGTTTTCATAATATGTTCGAAATCTCGTTCGATGATTTCAATCTTGTCTTTACGGTCTAATCCGTTATCTTTAAACGGAGTTTCTACTCCGACTTTAACAAGATGTTCATGGACGCTACGACCCAGATCGGGGTCCGTTTTGGTTTTGTTGTATGACATAGTAAATCCTTCCTTACGCGGATGTCAATTTTGAGTGCGTCACCGTTGTGTGACACATGTATTTAGTACTTTGATTCTCTTGTATATTTTCTATAATCCGTACGATCACGATTCCACTTCTCCCCGTTTCCTTCAAGGATATCGCAAATACGATCCACAGTTTTATCGGTCCAATCACTGATCTTGCCCATATTTGCGTGTGGACGACGCAGCAAAGGATCTAGCTTGTTGATCGCATCTTGAATAGACCACGGAATGTACAAACGCTCAGGATCATTAGCAAAAGTTTCAGGAAACGAACGATATGCGGGATACAGCACATTGCAACCCAATGCATCAGCCTCGCTTACAGTGTTGGATACCCAATCTTGTAATGCACAGTTGAAGACTACTCGGCTATCGTTAACAATCTCATAGTATTGATTCTTTTCCAAATCTTCATATAGCGTTAATTTTCGATCTTCGATCATCTTGCGAGTGCGTTGCATGTAGCTGTCATTGTTGCTTTTCAGCTTGCTGCCGCTACAAATAACGAATTCTACATTTTTGCTCGGATGTTGCTTGTGCCATTCATCGATCAAATCGAGATAGAAGTCAGGTTGCTTCTCCTGATCCCAGCGTGCAGAGAAAACAACTCGCATACGACGGTCATTGAACGGCTTGATACGTTCAACTCGACTTTGCACCTCATCCTTACCAAAAGCAAGACCGGAAATATTATAGATGGGAGCAGTCCAACCAGCAATGGCCATGTGCGCAACCATTTCTTCATTGGTTGCAAGAACACCGTCGACAAATTCGTTAACCATCTTCTCGTAATGCCCCATCCAGCGTTCCATTCCCCATACGTGAACAAAATCATCAGGGTCAATCGTTTGTGCTAGACAGCGAACATATACTTTGGGTCTCATGTCATATGGAATCTGATCCATGATATACGGAAGAGACTCAATTCCCGGCTGAAACATATCTTCAAAGTAGATAACATCTTCTTGTGTGATCTTACCTTCCTTCATCAGCTTTACCAAATTCATCATCTGGCTCATACCGAAATAAGAACGACCATGTGCGTCTAGCACTTGACCAGTTACGATAGCCTTGCTGCTATCGAGCGTTTCGCCCGGCACCACTATGTAGTCGATGCCCCTACGATCAAAGACTCTAGTATTCCAGTATGTCAATTGGAGAGTGTACCGAGCCTTATAAGGCTCCAATCCCATATAGTATAGTTTACGCATAATATTGTCCTAATAAAAAGGTAACGGGTGGTTAACCACCCGTTACTGTATGTCGATACTTTATCGACGGGTATTAAGAAGTTCACGTTCCTTAAACTTCTCTGCATCGATTTCCCATTGATTCTTTGCAGGTTTGCTTGCAACTGTCTTTTGGTACTGCCGATAGATATAGCTCTTGTTGTTATATAAATCTCGCTCATCATATCGATAACCGTAGTCTCTACAGAAAATACGGTAGTTCTCCAAATCTTCAAAGATTTGATTGACGATAGACTTATTGTCGAGCTTTGCCATTTTTAGTTCCTTAGATGGTGAGTTGTTGAGATTGAGTAGTATTATAGAAAATCGTGGCACCGTTTTCACCGTCTTCTGAAACGGTAATTTCAATATCACGATTTGGGTTAAAAATTTTATCTCATACTGGTCTCCTTTAAAGGTTTAGGCATAAATACAATGATGAAAGAAAGATTGAACTATGCCTAAACTTCAAGAGCAACATAATTATACTTGCGTATACTGCGGGAATCAAGCAAAATGGATAAGTGTAAATTCTAAGGTTTTCCGTTGTGTAGAAAAAATTACTCAATGTCCGGGCTTCATCGCAAAGGCAGAATCTTCTAGGAAAAAAAACATTACTCCTGAGGAAAGGAGAGTCCACATGAAGAAGATGAGTGAGGTTGGGAATAAGAAACTTCAGCAACTGCATACTGATCCTAACTGGGTAGAAGAAAAGGGTAAGAAAATTTCTGATGCTTTGCAGCAACGAGGTGGACATACCGGTGAACGCAATCCGATGTTCAATAAAAAACATACCTCTCATACTAAACAGATGCAATCATCGCGGGCATCAAACAGATCACCTGAGTCATATCAAAAAGCTACACTGACAAAAATAGAACGTGGAATTTCTATACCGAAAGAACTCAAGACAGAATGGGAATTATATAGAGAGCAAGTCACTAATTTCACTAATACTAGCTGGAAGTATGCAGAACATATTATTAATCCGAACAATCTAAAAAGAGGAAATGAATACGAACTAGATCACCGATTTAGCATTACAGAGGGATTCAAACAAAGTATTCCACCTGAAATTATAGGCCATGCTGCCAATCTAGAACTGTTATTAAAAAGCGATAATAGATCAAAACGGACAAAATGTTCCATCACTAAAGAAGAACTTTATGCTGTGGTAAAAGTTAGTTCTGCTCCATTTTCTCCGTCTTCACTCACTGATATTTGAATATATCTGTTAGGATATTTAGACGCAATAACTTCATATAAATCTTCTGCTATCATTTCGCAAGATTTATAATCTAATTGCAAAACGCCGTTACCGTATAAACTTTCCAACCAACGCTTGAATTGTATAAATTCAATTGCTCGGTTAGAATGCTCTACCGCAATCGCCACCTTAAAATGAAAGATATGTCGGTGAGGATGTGCCAGAAAACTAACGTCATATTCATCGCCAGTCTTAAGGTTGGGATCGTCTTCAGCAGCAGGATACCTATGAATGCCTTCGCGTTGAAAGGTCACCCACACTTTACGCTTTGCCCTTGCGGAGATTCTATTTCGTTGATCGGCTAGAGCCTGAATAGCTTGTTCGGGTAAATTATTAGTATTCATTATTTCTTCAGTAATCATTATATTCAATAATATCAGACATTTGACGTTCTTGCAAGCGCTTAGCTGCCCGAAGTTCTTCAAAGGTATGTATACGTTGCATAGCCAGAATTTTTCGCACCGGCTCTTTTGTTTCATTGGCAATTTGTTCAGTTAGCAAATCCAGTTCGACTTGCAGAAGATTAATTTTGCTGGTCAAGTTCATTTTTATACTCCACTGCTTAAGATTTATTTTAACGTTTGTGTATATAATTTCAACCTATTTGGATAACTATTCTAAAACTTCTAACATAGCGTCATCGCTATCTTCAACAACTTCTTCGATTTCAGGATCAGGTTCTTCTATAGTAAAACACTCCTCAAACTTTGAAAGAGCATTTGTAGCCCTTTTTCCGGAAAACCCTTGTCCGGCCTTCATCTGCTGCCAGAATAGATTATATTGATCAATCATTGCAAGGCTTTTCTCACGATCCTTTAGAGAAAAAATCTTATCAATAAGATCACCGAATGTGGTACCATCAAACTTGTCCAAAACCATTTTAGGATTAATACCCGAGTCTGATTTACGATTGGCTTCTTGTACCGCATAAATGTGCCGATATACGTTATGTGCTTGCATCAATGTATAACTAAGAGTGTCCCAGCTGGTCTTCGTTTCTTTGCCGTGTTGCCCCAGAAAGCCTGGTCCTCTGTAACAGAGATCCTTAACCATCATTATATCAGTTACAGGGCTATCACTAAACACTTTATGGATGCCGTCTTCCAAAACCGCATCTTTGAACTTGCGAGTATCAGTCGCATAATTTTTGTTTTCAGCAGTTTTTTCCATCGAATACGTCCACTTCGTGTTATGTCTAAACGTATTGTTGTTATACGCAAGCCCCTTTGCGGCCGCGTAGAATGGAGACGCACAATCAAACGTGATTTGCAAATTTGGATTGTGATACTTGCGTATTGCTCTTTGAATATCGGTGAACAAAATAGCGTATTCTAGAATAGAAGTACCCAAACAGTGAATAAGATCATGTTTGCCTGGCTCAAGCAGACCATCATGAATGATGTTAACCATACGCTTTAGCATCAGATGCACGTCGATCTTTGTTTGACCACCAAACGCCCATCCGTTGAAATGATTGTCTGGGTAAATATTAGGATCGCAATACTTCTTCATTTCTTCATACCAATCATCAGACTGTTTATGATTACGTCCTTGTAGAACGTTTAGAAACTTACAACGGCCATCACGATTAGCAATGAAATACTCATTGTTAATATGAGTAGCAGCAATAGCGTCCTCAATGGTTCGAATGCCGTGCACGGACTTACCCGTTTTGGGGTCTTTGATATGATATGTAGTAAGCGACTGTGAAGGAATGTCGAGACACATACCGTAGTCCATGTACTCGTCCATCCACTTCAAAACCTCAGTGCGTTTCTTCATGGCCTTCGGGCAGTTAGGATCTTTCCAGTCAGCGGGCCATTGACACTTTAGAATTTGGAATCCACCAGAATCACCTAACATGAATGTATTTTTACGATCACGCTTACGAATGATGCTCTCATTGTGATCATTCTTCGTAATGTCTAGATTAGCGTGACCAGCTGAATACAGGCCCCACTTGTAAGTGTACAGTCCTTCTTTTTCGTTCAGAAAATTTAGCTTTTCAACATTACCGTTTAATCCAACAGGTATTCTAGCCGAATCAAAATAGTTTTCACCCTCACGTTGTTTACCTAAACCAGCAATAAAAAATGACGATACTGCCGGCAGGAACAAAGCCCAGTCTGACTGGTGTGCGTTTGATAAGTTAATTTGTTCCAAGTTTAGCTTCTTCTTTAATCAATATCTTAACGACTTCAATTTGTTTTTGTTTTTCTTTAATTTGATCAACCAGATCACGGATAGTAGCATTCGTTTCAGAAAGATTAAGCAGGTCTTTTTCTTCCTGCTGTTTATTTCTTGCCCAAGCTAAGATCGATACAACTTCCGGAGAAAGTTCCATGCTCGCAGTATTATTAATACCATACCAAGTAGAACCGTCATCTACTTCCAATGATTGGATGGTGCCGTTAAATCTTACCATGCCAGCACTCTGGTTGCTCATGTTGATGTAGGGTACCGAAGGCATCCCTCCATTAACAATAATTCCCTGTCCTCCGTAGATGCTCTTAATCATTTACTTTCCCTGACAAGGAATCATATAGCGATATACTGCCAGACCACTATCAACGACAATCTCTGCAACGCCCTGATCAGACATTCTGATGGTCTTGTCACCGTCTAAGTCTAATACGGACAAGAACACCTTTACCGGCAAATTCCAAACTTTTGTTAGCTTTCCGGTAATGTTAGTTTGGAACACAAAGTTACCAGAGTGAGACGACTTGTCACCAAAGAAAAACTTGAGTTCGTTGTTTTCGACCTTCGTTGAGAAGTTTACTTCTTCACTGTTAGCCTGTGCTTGCTTCTTAAGACGTTGAATGCCGGCGTTTGTAGGCTCAAACGTGATATCCCAAGTTGCTCCGTTGAACTTAACTGGAGCAACAGTAGCTTCTATGACAGACTTAGCCATCAGTCGGTAGTCATTAACAAAGTCACCATTACTAGTTTCAAAGTGAATTGATGCAGGATGATCTTGTCCATCGTATGTTTCGCGTACAAGGTTTATAGTTGAAGTGTCATCATAATCCTCGAATCCTAAAATAGTCTTTAGCTTAGACAAGTTAGGCATACCAAACGTGCCTTTGAATTCTGGGATCGGATTCTTGAAATCACCAAACAGAATAAGCGATCTGTCAGTCGCCAATCCTGCAATTTTTGTTTCTGTGTCTGTACCCACAACCTTTATAAGCTCGACTACACCGAGTCCTTGCGTGTGTTGGATCAGATCAACTAAGTAATCTTTCATGTGTTTTCCTTTAATGTATTTAGGTCTTTATTTTGTTTATAATAGTGGAATTCTTTACGAAAGTCAACTATACTGTTAGCCGAAAGTAAACAACGAACTAAATGTACTATTAGTATTGGTGTCATATCTGATTTTCCAATCTAACACACCTAACAGGTTGTCTATCTTTTCATCCACTAGTTTACGTTCCATATCAAGATCATCGAATGGTAGTTCTAGGAACCATTTTGGAAGTCGTAATTCATCGGTGGGATATGCGATTGAAGTAATACCTAAGGGATTTGATTTTAGTGTACACACCACAACCTTCATGCCGTCGACAATTTTTTGGCTGTACTGGTCGCTATTCATCTTACGCAGTTGATTGTAGTGAATGGCGGCCTTAGCATGACCAACACTGCACTTACCGGTTCTCTCATACTTAATGGTATGATTTGTCAAATTATTAACTGATTTAGGTGAACCCTTAGTCCAACTGTCTTGTTCTGAAAGCTTTCTTTTAAACTCTTTGATCTTTTCGATCACTTCGTCTCGGCCCTTACCCTCTTGAATTACCATACAAAGAATTTCCATAAGAAATTCCTGAACGTACTTAGGTGTATCTGCACGCTTTAGGTCTAGACCCATAGCTTTGATTTCACCTAATTTACCTTCCTTATCCTTGCGTTTACCTTCTTTGTCGAAGATGTTGATTGCGTAACGCTTCTTTGTAATAAAGATAGAACGATCACCGATCAATTCTCTACCAGCTTTGATGACCTCACCGTTCTTGCGGGGACAATGGAACGCTTTCTCCATGAAAGCAGGAAAGCTAGCGTTAGTTTGCTCTGCGATGTTGTCGTACAGTTCGATGCAAACTTCCTTGTTCCATTCTATTTCACCTTGTTCGATTCTATCTTTTAATATAGAATATGCAGTGAAGTAGCAGGAGTCAGTATCACCGTAGATGATCGCCTCACCTTCGTGAGTGTATTCACCTGCAATGATTTCATTGATCTGGCTCATCATGTGCCTAACAATTTGACGACCAGACAAAGTAACTGACTGTCCGATCCGCTTATCATAAAACCTGCAATATTCGTTCAAAATGGATCCATATGTAGAGTTCAAGAGAATTTTTTTTACTAACTGTCGTTTGTCCCAATACTCCATTGCTAACCCCCAAACTGATTTATATGCTTCCATTGGATGAATGGAGCGGTCTCGTATTTCTAATCCGAAACCAGTTATGTATTCAACAAGACCAATTTTGTCTTTGTTTTGAATAAAATCATTCACTTTATTAGTATCGTATTCCAATATAATTTTCGTTAGATTCATATTTTTGCTCTATAAGATAAATACATATGGTGCTTTTTTAAAGGAGAGTCGTATATGGTGGATTGTGCTATTTGTAACAAAGAAATGAAACGAGTGACTAGTAGTCATTTAAAAACTCACAATATAACTACGGCTGAATACTTAGCGCAATTTCCAGGATCTGTTTTATTTTCTGATGAGCTAAGGCATGCATACGGAAAACACGCGAGAGATAACAACCCAATGCATGATCCAGTTAGTGTAGAAAAAGTAAGAAACGCATTAACTGGTAAACGAAAAACAGAGGAACATAAACAAAAATTATCAACCGCACGAACCGGAGTATCTTGGGGAACCCACACACCTGAACATAAAGAATACATGAAGGTTGTCAGCAAGATTAATATGGAAGAGAGAATAGCCAATGGATGGAAACAGAAACCGTGGACTGCGGAGAGAAGAGCCAAACAGTCTACTAAAATGATAGGAAATACCATTGGGTTAGGCGGCTCCGGAAATAAGGGTAAAAAGCTTGATCTATCAGATAACCAACGACGCAATAGGAGTAAAAAACGAGTAGAATTCATGTCTAAGAACGATACTCCTAAAAAACATACTTCTATTGAATTGTCGTTTATTGAATTTTGCAAGAATAATGATATATTGTACATTCATCAGCATCCTATACATACTGAAAAGGGTAGTTGGTTATTTGATTTCTTATTACCAAATCTAAATTTACTAGTAGAAGTTGATGGTGAATATTGGCACACATCTAAAAGACAAATAAATCGAGATTTAATAAAAAATAACGTGGCATTGGCAAGCGGACATACAATATTGCGCTTATCAGACACTAACCTTGATTTCTCCTTTATCTTCGGCAGCAAGGATGCAATCATTTCGCATACTAATGGCATAATGGAAAGTAGGATTCAATCGGTAAAAAAATCATCAGGTAAAGATTTACCATAGAGTATTTCTCTAACTGCGTATTGTTTTTTCTGAAGTTTTTTACGTTCAGTATACCACCGAGAAAGTAGTCCTGGAATCACTCCTTCTTTTTCGTAAGTAAAGATGGTACCATTTGCTGAAAGGATCCATGGTCTGTTACTGTCGAAGATCATCTTCCAAATTTCAGCAGCAGACATTTGTACACTTCTACCATCTTCATAGTCTATCCAAAGGGTAGTTCCGCGTTCTTGATTCATGATTGCTGTATACTCAATTGAGCCAAACAATCCTTCCCACAGAATTGCACCAATGACGCCTTCTTCCTCGCTGTCATCTCCGAACTTTTTCTTCTTCTTGTTCTTCTTTTCAGAAGCCAATCTCATGCTCTTTTCGTGCATGTATTGGTCAGTCAGTGTTTGACGAACTTGACCTATGATGGTTTCCGGAGACATGTTCAGCGCTCGAATGTCAGACGGATACAGAGAGTTGATGTCAACTGCACCAGGATATTCGTGCATTCCTTGTTTAGGAATAGCAACAAACGCACCAGCTGCCGGAAACCCAGTATCTTCTTTGGGCTTCTTGTTAGGTACGATCATTCCACGTGCGTGAGCTTCATTGAAGATAGCCATTTCGATCATCTGCACCGAACCCATAACTGTCGGAAGAAGTACGCTATTCTCGTGTGCTAGTGCGTTAGCAAGATCAAGGAACTTTAGCTTATTGTGAATTTTAACCATAAGCATCGTGTCTTGTCTGTTATACTCCACGAACGTTTTAAAGTCCTGATTGTATAACTGATCCAAACTGCCTTCGTACTGAGTTTTACGTTCACCTACTTCCATCTCACCGATAGCATCAAGAGAATAACTATGACGAGACTCGTAGTTGTACTTCTTATACAGTTGAAGGTAGTCCATATGAATTCTACCAACTAGATCGTATGTTTCTTCTTCCTTGCCGAAACGTTCATAGGTACGAGTCTTAGGGAGTTTCCCCAGCAGACAAAACTTACGAGTATCGTTTTTAGACATGATTCTAGTAACGCGATTAACCGTATACGGAATGTCGTATCCCTCTGAGTTCCAGCCAGTTAGAATGTCAGCATCTTCGATCAACTCAAAGAAGGTTTCAAACATCTCTATTTCAGAACGAAACAGAAAGCAGTTTGGAAAATCTTTAGTTAACTCTTGCGCAGTTTCATCTGTCATGTGCTTAGGTGGCATGACCAACGTAATCAGTTGATCAAGCCAATCTAGATACATTGAGATTGCAGTTACTGGATTGAACGGATCACTAGTAGGACTAAATCCTCGCTCAGGATCAAAGTCCACTTCAATGTCGAAAAAGCAAGTATGAAGCTTTGGTGGTTCAGCATTAAGGTAGTTATCAGCCAAACACCTAAATACTACGTTAACGTCGCTCTCAAATAGTTTTTTGTTACTATGTATTCTGCGTTCCTTCTCGAATTCGCTACGTTTACGAGTAGAGAACCGAGACAGCGGATCACCGTAAATAGAACGATACTTTCCTTTAGGATCAGCATAGTACATTACGTAGTTCGTAGGGAACTCTTTGTATGCACGTTTACCTTCAGGAGTACGTTCTACAACGTGGATTCGATCTGCGTTGGAATCTAATACTGCATCGACATATGCCATTAATTAGCTCGACCAACAGTCTCCAAAATGGTATTGAGTTCCTCATTTTCCTCGTTAGTTTGTGCGAGGCGCTGCTTCTGTGCAACCTTGATAGCCTTCTTAAGAATGGCTGGCTTTATTTCTAGTTCTTCTGCGATTGCCTTAATGGTGTCGTTTAGACCTTCATTAAGAGTTTCAATTTCTTGTAGGACACCTAAGCCCTCGTTAACCAGTTGGGTCAACTTAATCTTTGCGTCAGTGTTGAATACTCTAGACATGTATACTCCTTCTATGTCTTGTGAAGTATATAGTACTTACAAGTATAGTTCAATTGTTTTGGGAGGATGTACTGTATATTACTTTGCTTTTAGTTTAGCAACCAAAGCTTTAACTTTGTCTGTTGGGTTTTTTATAAGGTCAAATGCACGCATGTCTCTTCGAACAGCAGCCAATTGTACTTTTTCGGTGGGGTTTTTTATATTCTGAATATGGTACGTTTCAGAGTTAATAATTTGTGCTTGTTCGGTTGGGTTTTGTATAAATCGTATTGCGGACGCCGCATCAGTTACCGCCGCAAGTTGTATTTGGGCTGAAGGATTTGTGATATCCCTTATAAGGAATCCATTTTTAGAAACTG